AGATCGTAGTTGTCGGTGGTGTACGCCGTTCCGCATTGATTTCGTTGTCAAACCTGTCAGATGATCGTATGCGGCATGCCAAGTCTGGTCAGTGGTGGAACGATCATCCACAACGTGCACTCGCAAACAACTCTGCATGTTATACTGAAAAACCCGACATGTCAATCTTCATGGATGAGTGGAAGGCATTGTACGACTCTAAGTCTGGTGAACGTGGTATCTTCAACCGTCAGTCTGCCAACAAGATGGCAACTGCATCCGGTCGACGTGAAATTGATGGATTTGAGTTTGGTACTAACCCATGTTCTGAGATCATTCTTCGATCACGACAGTTCTGTAATCTGTCTGAGGTTGTCGTGCGTCCAGAAGACACATGGGAAACCCTTGCAGAGAAGACACGTGTGGCTACCATTCTCGGCACAATCCAATCTACTTTGGTGAACTTCAAGTACGTCTCCGCTGGTTGGAAAAAGAATTGTGAAGAAGAGAGACTGCTGGGTGTGTCAATGACTGGTATCATGGACAACAAACTCACCAATGGTAAGACCAAAGGTCTCGAAGAAAACCTAGAGAAACTCAAGAAGATTGCTGTTGACACAAATGCCAAGTTTGCAAAGGCAATGGGTATTGAACAGTCGACTGCCATCACATGTGTGAAACCTTCAGGCACAGTATCACAGTTGGTAGATGCGGCATCTGGTATTCACGCACGACACAATCCATATTACATCCGTACAGTACGTGGTGACAAGAAAGATCCTCTGACTGAGATGATGGTCGATGCTGGGTTCCCCGTGGAAGACGATCAGATGAACCCATCCCACACAGCTGTGTTCTCGTTCCCAATGAAGGTCGACAAGGGTGCGGTATTCCGTACAGATATGACTGCAATGGAACAGTTAGAAATGTGGTTGACCTATCAGAAGCACTGGTGCGAACACAAACCATCGGTAACCATCTCCGTTAAGGAACACGAGTGGATGCAGGTTGGTGCATGGGTGTACGAGAACTTTGACTACATGTCTGGTGTATCGTTCTTGCCATTCTCCGATCACACCTACGCACAAGCACCGTATCAAGACACCGACGAAGCCGGTTACAAAGAGTTGCTTGAGAAAATGCCAAAGGATGTGGACTGGTCACGACTGTCCGACTACGAGTCAAAGGATATGACTGTAGGCGCACAAGAACTCGCATGTGCTGCAGGTAACTGCGAAATTGTATAGTGGAAGAGTATTTTAAACATACATTAGAATGCCCAAGTTGTGAAACCAGAATTGAACTAGAAGTCATTGACGTTGACGAAATGCCTGTGTATTGTCCGATGTGCGGGGAAGATGTCAACGAAGAATGGGAGTCTTTATCTGAGTGATACATAGTACCATGACTTGGTATTATGAAGAGAAGGTATTCGAACCCACCGATGAAGATCTAACCGATCTGGTGGGTTTCGTGTATGAAATAGAAGAACTGTCTACTGGTAAAAAATACATCGGTAAAAAGTTCTTCTGGAAACCAAAGATATTGCCGGTCACCAAGACACGTAAGAGAAGAAAACGTACTAAGGTGCAGAGTGACTGGCAATCATACTACGGTTCGAGTGAGTTGTTGAAAGAACGTGTATCTGAGGGTGGTGAGTATAAACGAACTATCCTTAAGTTGTGTTCAACAAAAGGACAGTGTTCTTATTACGAGGCCAAGTTGCAGTTCGAACATGATGTCTTGTTGAGAGACGATTATTATAACGAATTTATTGGATGTAAAATACATAGTAAACATTTATGACTCTACCTATCAGCGACCGTGTAAATCCTATTCACCGAAATCTAATCGAAAATGTTCGATTTGGTCAAGTCTGGGGTCACCTACCACCCGAAGATGGTCTACTCGATTTTTTCTTAAAAATAAAAAATTACACCAAAGTTGAGAACATCTTAGAATTTGGAACTAACTTTGGTTTCAGTTCTTCTTATCAGTTAACCTTATTTCCCGAAGCTAATATAGTTAGTTATGATCCACGTGAGTGGTACTGCGAAGAAGCTCTATACGAACACTCCCGTGAAGTTAACAGCATGACTTGTCCAGCGTGGATGTTAAACCGATTGGCATATGGAGACAGATTTTATTTTAGAAATACTTTCTCTAAGAATGCACGTGTAAGAGAAAAACCAAACCATTTTGATTACTGTTTTGTTGATGGTGATCATAGTCTGGAAGGTACAATTTACGACATAGAGACGGCCAAATTATTGGGTATCAAATATTTCTTTGTCGACAACATGCGGCCGGGCGATCCTACCACAGTAGAGATTCAAGACGCCATTGCACATTTTGGTGATGAAATTACAGAATTAGATAGGTATACGTATACTTCAGAATATCCCAGAAAAAAAGATAATGAAATCTTGTATATCCAAGACGATATTGTGTTGTTTGAGTTTAAAAATTTATAAATATTCTTATGAAATCATTTAAACAACACCTCATCGAAGGGGTCAACGATCCCGCAATCTTCAAAGCCATCTTCCTCGCAGGTGGGCCTGGTTCTGGTAAATCCTTCATCGTCGGTAAGACTGGTCTCACATCGATGGGATACAAGGTCGTGAACTCTGACGATGCATTCGAAGCTGCAATGAAAAAGGCAGGTTTGACCATGAACCCCGAAAACATTTTCTCTGTCAAGGGTCAAGACATTCGTGGTAAGGCAAAGGCACTCACTGGACGAAAGCAAGCAAGATACATCGAAGGACGCCTTGGTCTTGTGATCGACGGTACAGGCAAAGATCCCGACAAGATTCTGAAACAGGCCAAGATGCTCCGTGAACTAGGTTACGATACCGCAATGATCTTTGTCAACACTGACATGGATACCGCACTAGAACGTAATCGTATGAGAGAACGTTCACTTCCTGATAAAGAAGTAGAAGCATACTGGAAGGCCGTGCAACGCAACGTCGGTAAGTTCCAACAGATGTTTGGCAAATCTAAATTTTTAGTAGTTGACAATTCTGTTGGAAAAGACTATAATAAAGAGACTGTACGTGCGTATCGTGATGCGACTAAATTTACTCAGAAACCCGTAGACAATGCGAAAGCAAAGAAATGGATTGATTCTGAGAAAAGTAAGCGTGGTATCACTGCATAGATACCTTATATAATTTTACATGATAGAGGATTGAAATGGCAAACACCATCGTGAAACAAGTTTGGGAAATTTTCGAAGAGGTCGGAAATGCAAAAACGAGAAAGACAAAACTGAACATCTTGAAAAAATATGAGGGATTGATGCCTCTTCGAGACGTTCTCCAAGGAACTTTCGATCCCAACATTCAGTGGAACCTACCCGCTGGTACCCCACCCTACACCCCACAGGCCGATGGTGCACCTACACCCACCACTCTGCTGAAACAACATCTTAACTTCAAATACTTCGTCAAGGGATTGAAAGTAAGTGAAAACTTAACCAATCTCAAGAGGGAGAAAATGTTCATCGACATGTTAGAAAGTGTTGCGCCTCAGGATGCAACTATTCTACTTTCGATGGTCGCCAAGAAAAAACCCGAAGTTGATGGATTAACTGAAAAATTAGTAAAGGAGGCATTCCCCGATTTAATCCCGTGATATTATGATTCCCAATTAAACTAGTACAAGGAGCCGCCTATGGTAGCGAACCAAATTGAACGTTTACGAAAAGATTCAAGAGATCTTGGACATTATATTCACAAACTGAATAAAAAAGGGAAATCGCAAGCAGCGCATCGAATGCAAAAGAAACAAGCATTCCTTGACGCAGCAATAGCACAAGTACAAACGAGGGGGTGATCCTTATCTAAAGGTGCCCCAATAAGGGGCACCGCATTTAAGGTAAATTATTATGCCGACGTACGATCTAAAAAACACAGAAACAGGAGAAATCAAAGAATTTCTCGTTACAATCTCCAAGAAAGAAGAGATGGTTGCTTCTGGTGAATGGACACAAGTGATGTTACGTGCGCCTGCGGATGTTACACACACAGGAAATATTGTCAACAAGACCAGTGGTGACTGGAAAGACTTGTTGAAGAAAATCAAAGACGGTTCCGGAGGAAACTCTGGTTTGACCGCAGCTCAAAAACGCAAGTACGGATTCCAAGACAATTCAATTAAAACATGAATAAACGCAATCCGGAAGACATGCGTATTCGTATCGACGATTTAGGTACGATATCACCTATTACACCGAACCAAGAACTCGCATGGAAGGCATGGAGAGATGGTGATCATCTCGCTTTGACTGGCACCGCTGGTACAGGTAAAACTTTTCTAGGAATGTACCTCGCACTCGAAGAGGTCATGGACAAGTCTACGCCCTACGAACAGTTGGTTATCATTCGAAGTGTAGTCCCCACGAGAGAGATGGGATACTTGCCAGGTTCGGTGGAAGAGAAGATGCAGGCCTACACAGGGCCATATCGTGCATCTGCTTACGAATTATTCAATGATCCGAAAGCATACGATAAACTTGTACACAATGGTATCGTTTCTTTCGAGTCAACGTCCTATATAAGAGGGGTGACATACGATAACTCAATCATTCTTGTAGATGAGTGTCAGAACCTAAACTTTCACGAGTTAGATTCAGTGATCACCCGTGTAGGACACGCCAGTAAAATTATTTTTAGTGGTGACTATTATCAGACAGACTTCAAACAAGAAAAGGAAAAGTCTGGAATCAATCAGTTTCTTCATATTCTGGAGAACATGAAAGGTTTCACTTGCGTCCAGTTCGGTTGGGAAGACATCGTACGAAGTGATTTTGTCCGTGACTATATTATGACTAAGGAATGGTTAGGCATAAAATAAAGGAGAAATCACATGGAAATGTTAGATCGCATGTTTGATGACACTCTCTGGATATACACTGCGGTTGCAGGGTCTCTGGCGGGTGCAGCGTTTTTGTTTTGGTTTAAAGACACGAAAATGGCCACATGGGGAGTCGCAAAGTTCGACGCATTCCTAGAACACTTGGTCATCCGATGGGGTTGGACGTGGTTACAGAATGATCCCGAAGCTTGGAGAAAGAAGTATCCAAGAATCACTAACAAGATCGATGCTATTGAAGCACGACTGGTCGAACTAGAGAAGAACAGTCACCCCTGCAAAGAACTCCACGAGTTTGATGTGTGGCCTGAACTGGATGCTCGCATTAAAAAACTGGAGGACAAATGAACATTACCGAATTGTCGCATAAAGAAAGATCATTGCTTTTCGCTAAATTGAGTCAAATTGCTTACAGTGATGAAGAAGGTGCAGCAAAAGCAGTCAAAGAGTTAGGATTCAAAGAGTGTGAGTTTTACAACAGAGACGGCGCACAGGCGTATCGTTTCGCCACTAAAACTGACATGGTCATTGCCTGTCGAGGAACACAACCCTCAGAGTTCAATGACATCAAGGCAGACCTACGTGCCATACCAACACTGTCTGAGACAGTCAGTCGTGTGCACAAAGGATTTAAGTGTGAGGTTGACGAACTGTGGCCTATGATCCTTGAAGACTTGGATGACGCAACAACCAAACGCATTTGGGTTTGTGGTCACAGTCTAGGTGGTGCAATGGCCACGATCATTGCCGGTCGTCTGGAACGGGATATCAAGAATCTACCTTCTACATACGTTGATGGACTGTACACCTATGGTTCTCCACGTGTGGGTTGGAGACGTTACGTCAACAGTATGAAAGTCCCACATTACCGATGGAGAAACAACA